TAAGCAGCTGCGATTGGGATTTGACGGATCGCTCCGGCGTAAGGCAAGCCATCCAATCGGTTGATTGGCTTCAGGCCATACGTCTGGGTAACGCTAGGGTATGCCATTTAAGACTCCTAAAAATTTAAGTACCTTTGCCAAAGCTAGACGAGGACTTGTTCTCCCTAAAGAGAGGCATTCTCGGATCGCTCTGACGCATAAGACTGTTATCTACAGCATCCGTCTGAGCTTGTGTTTGTCTAGCAAAATGGGCATTTCGCTGTTCCACAAATTCTTTCGGCGTCTTGCAAAGTAACAGCCCGCCAATTTCAACATTGTCTTTGTATCGACTAGCTGGATCGGCTAACAGTCTAAATTTTGGTTGCTCTTCTAAAGTAACTGGCTCCCAGCCTTCACGCAGTTTGCTTGAAAGGTTACGAGGGTCAGCTGTATTCAAATTAGCAACACGAATCCAACGATAAGAGTAGTCCGGGTGCTTGTCGGGTTCAGGTAGAAGTTCGGCCTGCTGCCACTGTTTAGGACGTTCAGCCATCAATCTATCTTCAAGTTCACGCGGTTTTCTGTTTTCAGCCATTTTCAGGCCTCCATTTCAAGTTTCGCCTTGGCATATTGCTCGGGCGTTAAATTTAGTTTTTTGGCCAAGTTCAGTTCAGATGGATTCAAACGAACCCTCTTAGGTGAAGTTGTCCTTGTAGCCGGTGCTACCACCGAGCTTTTACGCACTGGGCGTGTTTCTTGTTCCGCTTCTTCCTCAAATTTCTCCGGGAACCGCTTGCGGATAGTAGCGTCAATCCTACGATAGTACTCTTGTGATGAAACCGCAACACCTTCTCTCTTTAACCTCTCATGGAGGCCAAGAGCTAAACTTGTCATTTCTTCATCTTCTCCAAACCAAGGGTTTTCCTGTTGCCAGGCTTGCGCGCTGGGGTCAGGACGAACCTGTTGGATCGGTTGTGGTTGCATTTGTACAGGAGTTTCTTCCTCTTGTAAAGGCTGTGGCCTAAAGTTTTTAACTTTTTCCACTTTCAAGGTTGCTTGGGTAAGACGCTCTTGCGCTTCCATGACCTTATCAGTATCGCCAGAATCATAAGCTTCGCGGTATGCCCGCTTGGCTTCGGTCATCTCCATTTCAACAGCCTTCTGAACCGTGGCAAGCACGTTCTTCTCACTGTTATTAAGGTTTGACTTCAGGCGTTTATTCTCTTCCATTACCCGTTGGGCAAATGAAATAGCTTCTTGCTGTTCACGCAAGGCGTTTTCTTTCTCACGGCGTTCATCGTGAGCCAGCTTCTTCATCTGAATTAGCTTCTTTTTAACTTTGGTAGAGTAGTCTTCAAGCTCATCGTTGTACAGCTCTTCTTTGACTTTCTCTGGCAGAGGAGGCTTATTACGGTCTTCCTCTGGTGTGTTGTCTTCTACGTCAATAATGATCTGGTCATCTTCTTGATCGTCTGCTACGGTGACTTTTACGTCATCCTTTTCATCGGGGAATTTATATGTTTCAGCCATGTTGTTCCTTATTTACGGCGAATACCGCGAGGATCATCTACTACTCCCTCAACAGAATCGTCATTGATCACACGGAATTCTTTGCCGTGAATGACCAGTCGCGTTCCTGAATTGGGTCTAATCAAGATAAAGTCACCCTTCTTGCAGTACGGGCCCGATGGGAATCGGCTCTCGTCCTTGTAGCAATCTGGGCCCATGTCTACTACGAACAACACAGTAGTCAGGGTTTCCTCAACCATGATCGTTTCTTCCGCTTTAATGAGTCCGGACTCTCCATATTCCTTTTCTATCTCTGGGATAGCACAAAGGATTCTGTAACCAGATGGGCGAGGTAGCTGTTTGGCTTTCTCCTCTGGTTTAGTGTTCAAGATCTTGGATAAATCCACGGCCTTGGTAATGTCGAGATTTGAAATCTCACTCGTCATCGTCATCGTTTGTTACTCTTTCCTGTAGGTCTATGATGTATAAACGTGCAGTAAGTAGACCTTTCACCTCTCCGCACATCTTCTTGTACTCCGCATAATCATCAGCCTTGCCATCGGCTATTGACATTTGGAGTTGGGATACTTTGTCATCTATCTTTGACGATAGAAGTTTTAAATACTTGTCGATCATCTTTTGTTCCTCATCATTTCAGCCATCAGTTTGTTCTTCTCTGATTGGGCGTCTTGAGCCAATTCCATCTGATCTTTCTGTATCGTAGCTTGCAGGCGCGCCATATCAATTTCCTTTTGGGTCATGATCCGCTCGCGTTCAATCTGCTGTTGTGATTGTTTTAGCTGGGCATCAGTCGCATCTTTCTGAGCCTTACGCTGTGCCTCTTGCCCCTTAATCTGCAACTCTTGTTGTTGCATTTGAATAAGAGGATCTTGTGCCAACTGCTGAGCCTGTTCTTGCTGAGCCTGTGCTTGGTTGGCCTGTAACAATTGAACACTTGCCTGTGCAACTAATTGAGACAACTGAACTTCTACATCATCAGGCAATTGTTTATTGGGAGCTGGAAGCGGCACACCCATTTGCTTCTCAATCATTGTGCGGTAGTAGAAGCCTAAGTGCTCGGCTATGTGTGCCTGCATAGCGGCCATGATCATATTGGCTTGTGGGTTCTGGCCAATTGTTTTCATGATTACAGGGTCTTGCATAAATGTCTGGTGAACAGCAATGTGGGCTTGCTGGTCTTGACTGATAAACGCCTTCATTGGCTCACCTTTTAGCGCGGCCATGTTCTCGCTAACAGGGTCTTTTGGCATCTCATCATCAGGTAATGGCACTAGCTTTTGTGCATTCTTAATGCCCAAAACATCCAACATCTGCCTATGTAACTGTGGTAAGTCATAAATCTGTGGCGCTTGCTGGGCCAGCTGGATCACCGCCTGATATTGAACAATCTTCTGAGCCATTGTGGCCGCATTAGGATCGCTCACAGGGATCACATCTACCAAGTCATAGTCTGACTTCTTGGCTTTGCGGCTTCCTTCTTCTGGCTCATAAGAGTATTCAGGAGGTGTGTACTCGCGAATGATGTCTCTCAAAAGTGCCAGCTCTTGCTTAAACGAATAGTGGATGCGCGCTTGAACAGCTGTCATCACTTTAAGCGATCTCTCAAGGATGGCCAGTGTCGTTCCAACTGGTGAGTTGGCAGACATATCAGCCACTTGAATGTCAGCTGCAGACGCAAACTTACGGCCTTCTTCAACAATCTTGTCTAGTAAAGATGCCAATACTTGTGATGGCTCTTTATATGGCAACGCCATGATATTGTCGGCAATAGTCCCGCTAGGTACGTCTACATCGCGCCACTCAGCTGGTCCAATCGGTGTATCGTCACCTTTAACCCGCAGGCCGCGAGTCTTAAATCCACCCGGCAAATTAGCCAGCGTCCCAGCATCTACCAATTGCCTGAGAATTGAAGTACCAGACTTGGCAAATGCGCCTACAAGGTGAATTAAACCAAAACAATAGAAACCAAAGCCCGGCACATAACCATAGTGAACATAGTGCTGGCGCTTGGTATGTAACTTATCGCCTTCTTTCCAGTTCCTGCGGATGGCCAGACACTTCATGCTTCCATATTCAATGGTCACAATGTAAGGCAGGGCAATACCAGTGGGTTCGCCGTCTTTATCGGTGTGCTCGTATCCTTGGAGATCCAGCTCTACGTTCATTTCCAAGATTTTGTAGCGGTCATCCGACAAAGCGCGGAAACCCATCTTTTCGGCAATCTTTTTCTCTACTTCATCAAGGGTATTGTTAGGTTCGCCCAAGTCAATGTCAGCATAAAAACCAGCAACCTGTAGCTTCCTTAGTTCGTTCTCTGTCTTACGCATAACGTGCGTAACACGGGGAGAAGTCTGTATGTCAGATGCGCCATAAGGCACAACCAAATCTTCGGCCGGCACAAAAATAGACGTCTGGCGATCAAAACTAGGGTCAAAATACACCTTCTTAAAGGCATTTCCTGAAAGACCAAGGCCCCAAACCATTCTTTCGTGTTCTGGACGGAACTCAGTCATTACATCCGTCAGTTGATAGTTCATATCATCTTGAACACGGGTAGCAGCATCTTTCTTTTCAGGGGTTTCCTTGCCAATGATCTGGGTCTTCACAGGACCAGCGGCCGGGAAGGTGCTCATCATAATTTCAGCTTGGAATTTCACCAAAGCTTCTGACAATAACGGGTGGTAAACACCGCAAGCACCAATCCAAGGGTCTGCTCTCTCTTCAATCTTCATCCCCAAGAGCTCTAAACCGTCTACATACGTCTGCATCCAGTCTTTTCTTGAGTTAACATCATCGTCATAGTCGCCAACAAGGTCAGTCACTATGCCAGTTACTACTGATTCAGGCAGTTCGTCTACTAAATTAGCGTCAAAATCACCGCCATCCTCACCACCAATGACAATTTCCATATCACCAGTGTTAATTGTCACCTCTTCAGGATCAACAATCTCAATTTCAATGGCATCTTCTTCGGGAGATTCAGGCATTAGGGATTCAAGACCCTCTGGTGCGGCGTAAAGTGATTTTTCAATGGACATATTTATCCTTAATAGTAAGAAACTTTGCGTCTAAACGAGCGAACTTCGTCCTCTTCGTCCGTCTGCAATCGTATAAACCCGCCTTTTCTGAACCTTATCAGAGCTTGCGTGGATGAGTCAACCAAGTCATCATGGTCAGAGTTGGGAAATGCCGCCATCTCTTCCATTAACTCATCAGCCCAGCGCGTAGCTGGCGCCCAAACCTTACCACTGGCAAACAAATCAGATACAGAATTGATCCTCACCATCTTATCATTACCCCTAGATGGCGTAAACTCCTGCACAGGAATTCCCATCGCCCTTAATTCGTAAATCAATGGCGCTCCAGAAGCCTTGGCCTCAACAATAAAAGCATCAGGCTCCCACTCCTTATAGTGGTTGAACGCTTTTTCTTTAAGTTCTGGAAACTCCATCCTCTTCTTAAACGCATCTAACAGAATAATATTCGCATCATTCTGATTCTCGTTTAAATAGAAAACCCCCCAAGTTGTACACGCAGAGTAATCTGACCGCTCATTCTTTGTAAACGCCGTATCCCAGCTCTGGATCACAAACTCACACTTAGGCGGGCTGTCTTCTTTCCACTCTTTCCACCACTCCCTTTTAACAATAGCACCTTGCTCACTTGTAGGGCTCTGTTGATACTGGGCGTTCCACTTAGATGCTGGAAGTTCAGACTGCAAGGCTTCAAGTTCTTCAAGACTCCAAAACTCTGGCCATAAGGGTTTGCCACTAGGTAATATCGCTGGAAAGTCAATGACCTCCCAATCATCGTTCCCGTCCTTCTCTATAGAGGACTGCAAGATCCTGCCCGTCAGATCCCTCTTAGCCCAGCGCGTCATCACGACAATAATCGCCCCTCCAGGCTGGAGTCGTTGGCGCGGGCCAGAGGTGTACCACTCATAAACTTTATCAAAGACAGAAGCATCACTAGACGCAAGGGCGGCTTCTTGCTCAGAGTGGGGATCATCAATAATCAATAGATCAGCGCCCTTACCCGTCACCGTTCCACCAACACCAATCGCAAAGTATTCACCATTCTTATTCGTAGACCACCGCCCAGCCGCCTTACTGTCTGACCTCAAATTAACATTAGGGAATATCCTAGAAAACGGCTCACTCGCCACTAAGTTCCTAACCTTACGTCCAAAACCAACCGCAAGTTCCGCCGTGTTTGAGCACTGGATGATCTTCTTACTAGGGTCCCGTCCCAAAAACCACGCCGGTAACATATAAGAAGCAAACTCAGACTTCGTATGCCTTGGAGGCATATTGATAATCAACCTCTTAATCTTCCCAGTCGCAATCTCTTCAAACTTTCTAGCCATTACCTTATGGTGCCGCCCGTCAATGAACCCCGGCCACATGGCGTGAGCAAACTTTATAAAATCATCAAAGGCTTCTTCCCTCTGTTGGCTGGCTTCTAAAGCATCTAAGTCGTCAAGGTAAGAGGCTTGTTCGTTAGAAGGCATCGCAAAGAAAGTCTTCGCAGCGGCATCAGCCTCATCTCTCGGGAGGTTTAATGCAAACATTACCCTCCTGACAAACAAGTCCTCGTCCTCTTTCCTCTCTAACTCCTGTTTCTTATTCAAGGAAGATTCCTCAACTTTAAATAACTAGGACGCACACTCCGAGCAGAATTCTTCGCCCGCCTGCATATCCCCAAGTCACACAGCTTCTTCACCACCCGATGAACATTCCCCCGCCCCCTGTCCCCAGTATGAAACATGATGTCATCTATAGACGGCCCATACCCAAAGTTCCTCCAATACTCATCGATCACAAGGAACACAGTCCTCTGCTTCTCAGTCATACACGCCCCCATACACGCATCTAACGTATGTTTAATTGCTTCTCTATTCTTATGTATCATTGTAAGAAATCAGTAAGTTTGATATTAACAGCTGTTAATGTCAGAAAAATATACCCCCCACCACTTTGCATAAAAAAACACATAGGGGGGTCATTCCTTGTCAAAGTCGCTCACCACATCGGAAATTTCAGAAGGGGTACCCCCACCGAATTTATTTGATGTTTGAATGAGTGAAACGCTAGAGTCTAGTGATTGAATGTCAGAAACAGTATGCGTTAGGTCGCCCGTGTGCACACCGCCCACAGGCTCGCCCACCCCGTCCGTGGGTGCGCCAGAGGACGGATTCGCAGCGCCATCCCCCCGAATTTCCTGCAGCAATGTGAGTGCATCGTCCTGCTTGGCCGTCACATCAGTCGCCTTACCCAGTCTCTCGAGCAGTCTTGTGCGTATGTCCGAGCTCTTATGTACGATGGTCGTCTCCTTTCGTTCAAGGAAAGCCCCGACCTCGAACAACTGGCCGATTAACTGGAGTGCCTTCATGCGTTGAGCAGGGGGAAACTCATCATCAAGGGAATGCTGAACCAGTTGCTGGACAAGTAAGGCCTTGAGCTGAGCAGGGGTTCGATGTTTCTCTGCCTCTAGTGCTAGTGTGTAGGCTTGGACTTCCCTCTGTATTCTCTCATCCCGAGCCAGTTCATATGGCTTACAGGCCATAGTCCTCTTACTGGCCGTTCTCTTATAAGCCTTCCTATAAGCCTCTGCCTTTGTCTCACCTAGTGCTACGGCATGAGCGAATGCTCTTTGCTTGCTTGTTAACTTGGGTGTCTTCCCTTCTCCGCTACTTAGTAGAGTTTCTATCGGGATGGTATCCAGTCCTGCTTTGATCTGCGCGCGTGTAAGTTTCTGTGGCATGGTGTTTTCATGGGTATGAAATAAGAACCCCGAACATAGCAGACCCCGCGAATCTTTGCAAACCAGTCAGGCCGAGCTGGTCATCGAGCTCCATCACCGCATCCAGTCCCTTCAGAGTGATAACCCATGGAAGCAAGACGCGCGAGCTCCATCACCAACACTAAGAAAATAATTTAAGAAAACATGAATAAAACACTTGACAATGCAGCACATGACATAATGTAATAGTGACTCATGTGTTAGTTTATTAAGTTTAAGGAGTAAGCAAGTGAAGCCCCTCTACCTCATTGCCTGCAGTAACAAGAAGCTAGACCGCCCTGCAAAGGGACGCGACCTCTATCAAGGACAAGCATTCAAGTTTGCTATGCGAGCCGCGCAACGCGCTGAAGCAGATGTGATCATCCTCTCTGCCCTTCATGGTGTTGTTATGCCTCACGCACAATACGCGCCCTATGACAAAGCCCTTTGCAATATGAGTAAGGCCGAACGCGCAGTCTGGGCAGAGATCGTGCAAGCCCAGTTAAAAATGCTCGGTGCATATGACCGCGAGATCACAGTCCTCGCAGGAGCTGATTACGCGAGTGCCGTTAAAGGTTTCCCCAATGTTCGTCTCCCTCTCAAGGGTCAGGGAATCGGACAGCAATTACAGACCCTCAAACACTTAGGAGAATGAACCATGTCAAAACTAATCCTCAAGAAAAACGGCTATGAGATTTGGGCAAAGTTTGATCACGATGCCGAGGTCTATGAGCTCTTCTTTGAACAAGAGTGCGAGTCCTATACAGGATGGGCAGTCGATTCCCTCGCGGACGCAAAGAAAGCCTCCGAGTACATCATCAGCGAACACATGGCTGAGTGATGCTTGAAGCCTCGCGTGTCGGGGCTTTGAGGATTACCCACCAACCAAAGGAGAACTTGTGATAACGATAACCATCAACACCGATAACTCAGCATTCGAGGAGAACCCTCGCGAGATGGCTGAACTACTCGAACGCATTGCGAACTATTACAGGGATTGCCAAGTCCTTCCCGATTCCGCCCGCGATTCCAATGGCAATACTGTTTGCCACATCACACAGGAGGACGCATGACGCTAACTCACTTCTTAATACTCTGCAATGAATATGGAATCCATCCATCCATTGCCCTCGAAAACGATGAGTTAAGACAAGCATTAAAAGACCGAGATGAAAAGAAAATCCACGAAATTTTTAACACCCAATTTTGAGATAACCCATGACAAACCTTGAACAGAAGTACATCGAAGCCCAGTTGATCAAGGCTATCCCTCTGCCCCCACAGGATTGTGGACAGATCAAGATCAAACTGTACTCAGAACTCGGTCAGTCGAACTGGCTGAACATTTCCCCCTCAACCTTGAAGAAAATTGAACTGGCCTTACTGGAGGACGCATGAAATACTACCGCCACACAATGACAATGCGTGAGGAGCTCACGCGCAAACAAAGACTTCAGCGAGTGCAAGCAGGATACGAATTCCTGCTCGCTATGTTTGTCTGCCTCGCAGTCTGCTTTATCAGCGTTATGGTGCTCTCATGACCGAAGCCCAGTTTGTCACGACCGAACATGAAGTCATTGAACTGGGCTATCGCTATGAACGCGCCTCAGTCCAAAGGTCTATCGCCATTCGTCAGACCTTCAGCAATCTACTTCAGCAATACCCAATTTACCGCAACCAATTCATCTATTGGTTTGAGCAAGGCCGTAAAGAAGCAAGGAGCAATTAAATGAACAAAACCCCACACGAAATCGTCCACAAGGAGTCAGGACGCATCATTGGCACCTACCCTACATGGGACAAGGCATACGAAGCCTATAACCAACTTGGGACTGGCAATGACGGCATGAGTGACCATGCCATTGGCGAAGTCGATACACCCTATCTCGAACGAGTCAGACAGTCAGACGCAGAGTGCAAAGCCTATTTAGGACGCTATGAGGCTATGCGGATTAACAGGGGTGAGCCCCCAAAGGAAATTACTAAACAAAGGTTTTGGGAATTGCTCGAAGTCCTTATGCCAGCCGATTGGACGCAAGCAGGGTCAACCGAGTCCTTTCGCGTCATTGAATGCCAAACAGATGACCTCTACACATGGTGCGCCCGAATCGGTGAACGCTACTTTGAAATGATCGCGCCCAAGAAAACAACCCACGCACAAATTATCAAACTTGTTAAGGAGCAAATGAAATGAAAGTATCTGAGCTGATCAACCAACTCACCCAGTTGCCACAAGACCTCGATGTCCTGATATGGGACGCAGGCAATCGAATGGGCATTTCAATGGTAGATGATTCATTCATTGAGGACGAGCAATACCCATTCGTTGAGCTCAACACAGACACGGACGATGACATGAGATACCTAGTAAAAAACCACAACGGCACACTCTTAGGCGAATTTGAAACTAGGTTTGCTGCCGAATATGAAGCCAAGTTTTACCGCGAGCAAACAGGCAATTCCGCCTACGTTGAGGAACAATCAGCATGATTCAAACTAAACACAACATCGTCATGAACACCCATGTGATTGACATTGGAGATGGCCAAGAATATGGATTTGTCTGCGTTTCAGTTGACAACAATGACCTGACCATTAACTTCTATGACAAAGATAGCAAACTGGTATCGCAGGACGTTCACAAAATCAGACGCAATCTGACTGCTGATGAAATCGCCTTCACGGAAGCCTATCTACACAATGTTGCAGACGCAAATGAAAGTGTCGTCCACGAATTTCTTCAGTCATTGCATGACCACGATAAATTCTGCGAGGACTATCCCTGCTACTACTCAGGACTGGCTGATGCCCATGGAATGTGGAGGGATGCATTGGCATTCGCCAAACAAGCAAAGTAACTCCTGAAGCCCTGCGAGTCAGGGTTTTGGGCGGGATTTTCCGCAATTCGTCCTTTAACTTAACTGGAGAAACAAAATGCCAAATTGGTGTGCCAACTCATTGAAACTTGTTGCTACTACTGCTGAGTCTGAGAAGAAACTAGCAGAGATCGTGCACGAGCTCGAACGAGCAAAATGCGCTGGAGAGAGTGCCGAAATCTTTAAACTGATCAAGCCCATTCCCGAAGCCCTAATGATCACTTCAGGGTGGCTAGGCAAAGATACACCCGAACAGGCTGCTCTTGAACTTGAGCAGGCAGCGAACCTCAAAAAATACGGATACAAAGACTGGTACTCATTCTGTATTGCTGAATGGGGCACCAAGTGGGATACAAACACTTCAAACGAAGATGAGCCTTACACGATTGAGGGCAATCAAGTCACTATCTATTTTGATACCGCATGGGCACCACCTATGCAAATCTACTACGCCCTTGAAGATATGGGATTCAAGGTCGAGGCCACCTATGTCGAACAGGGTATGGGCTACATCGGTTTCTATTCAGATGGAGTCGATAACTGCGAAAAGATGGAACAGTTTTATCCCGACAACGAAGACATTTCCGCAGATGACGAGATCACCATCAAGATTTATGACTACTTTGAAAAGAGTGGTTTTGATCATTCACCCTCTAATTTAGGCGGCTGACATTAACAGGTGTTAATGTGAAACTTAAAGGAAACTTACAAATGAAATGCGATCACACAAAAGAAAACTCATGGTGGGAAAACGATGGGCAGGGGATTCCCCTTGCCCGAGTCTGCACCAAATGTAAGGACGAAGTCCTATCGAAGTATGACCCAAGGTTTTTAAGCTACTACACCCAAGCAGACACAGACGAACGAATCGAAGAGGATTATTGAAATGAAAGTAACTATTGAATTTGAATTGCCCGAGGGTCAGGAGATACCAAAGGTCGAGGACATTCTGACCCTGACCAGTCCTGACTGGCACATTGAGAAGTGGCATATTGATGATGTTTTAGAAGATCACCAATGGTTAACTAAAGACCAAGCCCGCGAAGTGCTCTGGTGGATGGAGAAATACCACGATGCCAATATCGGCATTAACTGGGAATTTATTGCCTCAGTAGTGGACAACAAATTCCCTATGCCAGAAGAGGTGGACGCATGATCTTGACTGACCTAGACCAAATCCAAACCGCCCGAATGCTGACCCTGCGTAAAGGACTACAACTTGAGATCAAAGGAATGCGTCATTCGGGCAGAAGCTGCTACTCCATTATCAAGAAAGAATTCGACCTGACTGGGACACGCGCCCAAGTGCTAGAGAAATTTGAACAACTTATCCCAAACTTTGAGGAGATCACAAATGGAAGTCGTTGAACTACAAATATTCCAGTTTCATGAGCTGGACGAGCAAGCCAAGGGGAATGCGCGTGACTGGTACAGGACAAACTCTGAGTATCCTTGGTATGACGAAGCCAAAGACAGTCTTAAAGCCTTCTGCGACCACTTCAATGTGACTGTGCGTGACTGGAGGCTTGGCGATAACCAAGGCTATGTCAAGACGGACGCAGAACAACGACACTTCAGAGGGGTCAAACTCTCTGAGCAGGACAGGGATGCCATGCCCACAGGCTTGTGGCTTGACTGCGAGCTCTTTGCCCACTTCTATGATGAATTCAAACGCACAGGCGATGCCAAGGCCGCCTTTGACGATGCCCTGCACAATCTTGTTCGCGCAGTAAGCAGGGATGTGGAGTATTACTACTCTGACGAATCCGCAGATGAAAACATGGAAACCAATATGTGGACATTTACCGAAGAGGGTAAGTTCTACCCACTATGGAGAAAATCATGACCAACCTAGAATCAAAAGCCAACGAAGCCTTCTACGCATGGGAAGAAGCCACAAAGACCACAACACTTTCCGATTCGAGTCGGGAAATGTGGGTCTTGGGTTATATGCAGGCAACCAAAGAACGCATGACCAATTACGAAAAGGCAGTTGATATTTACGAAAAGCATGGGCAATCAGGTGTTATTCGTGCCGCCATTTTTGGTGAAATTCATGCAGATGACTGGAGAATATGCTCCCCATGTGATTCTGAAACACCACACGAAGAGCATACTTGCCTAGTTTGCGGGACAGAAGACTAGACAAACAAACGCAGGGAGTCGGCTGCGGATGCAGTCCCGATTCTCTGCTCAGCATCGTTAAAGTCCTCACCGGCCTCGCCTACCCAGTAGTGCGGGGCTATTTTTTGGGCAGTCGCAATCCCGATTGGGTCATTGTCTGCAATCACCAACGGGTCAGGCAGACCCTTGGCGACCTCAAGCATATTCCCCGCAGAGAAGCATACATGGATGGTGTATCTCTCACGCAGATACTTCATTGCCCTGCGAACTGACATTCCAGTCGCAAACCCCTCACAAAGGATGTGCCGACCCTTTGCGTCAATCACCAGGGACGCGCCTTTTGTCCTCTGTCCCGACAAGAATCGTTTTGTGCCATCCTGAGAGATCAGTTGACAGCCAACTAAATTCTGATTTACCCGCATGGGCAACACAAGCAAACCATTCCAGACTAAACCTTTGTCCACGAAACCCTTGCGAATTAGGTAAGGGTGTTGCTCCTTAACAGAGTTATTCAGAATGAATGCCGCCTTGCCAGCCGCCTTTTTCTGACGCTGTTCGCCTTCTTGTTTGGCAGCCAACATTTTCTTGTGTGCGTTCGGGTCAGGAATGTATGGCTCTTCAGACTTGAAAAGGATGTGCTTGTCGTGAACGGCAAAATTGATCAATGCACCTTTGTGACCATCGAAAATGTACGCGCCGTTCTGTTTTCTTGGGTGATCTTGAGTGCCGACCCTGACCCACTTGTCCAAGATCAGCTCCTTAATCAACAGCCCGTGCAGTCTTGCGAAATTCTCAAATGTCATACACGCGCCTTTGACTTAGCCCATGCAATGTTGCGAGACTTAATCCATGTACTGGTCTTGTGGGATGTTGCTACGGCAATTGCACCCAGTCCCTTCGGGTACGTCCCGTACTTCTCTTTGTACTTGTGAGCTGCCCAACCATCCTTGTATCCACGCATTCGGGCGTAGTAGATCAGCTCAGAATAGAACTTCTGATTCTCTGAAAGTAACTCCCTTTTCGTAGTCTCTAACTCTGTTAATTCACCCGGCACATTCAAAACTTGCTTCATGGGCTTTTCAAACCCACACTCCCCGCAAACTCGGTCAGGCCAGACCCACAAAGCACTACACGCAGGACACTTTGCCTCCTTCTTTTCTTTGTCTGGCGGCTCTTTCTTCGCTGTTTCGGTGCCGTTTTCGAGCTCCGTCACGCCTTCTTCGAACAGTTTGTCCCATTCTTTGCGGAATCTCAGGTAGTTTCCTGAGTGATCTAGCCACAAACCATAGTCTTTGCCATCGTAGGGACGCATAATTCGCCCCATTTGCTGGACATGGCTGCTGAAAGACTTGGAAAACGGCCTAGCAGACACCCCTATCATCACATCAGGGACGTCAAAACCTCTAGTCAGTATGTCAGTAGCCACCAGACCATGGATTAGCGAATCTGGACGCGCAAAATCCTCGATTGTTTCGGCTTTGAAGTCATCATCTTCCTTGTAACTGATCGAAACAAAGTTATATCCAGCCGCCCCAAACTGCCTGACCAAGTCCCTGCCATGCTCAACTCCCGAGCAAAACACGACAGTCTTTCTTGGCCGGCCAAACACTTGCATGGTCTTGTTGATCCACTCTTGGACAATGTCCCCAGTGATCTTCATGCCTCGGTGAGATACCTCATCAGCCGACCATTCGCCAGCCAACTTCTTCGCACCAGTCATGTCGATCTCTTTAGCGATGTAAATCTTTAACGGTGTTAACCACTTATCCTCGATCAGCTCTCCAGTCGGTCTGGCACCGACCACGTTTGTATAGACATCCCCAAGGCCATTCGTAAAGGGTGTGGCGGTCAGGCCAATCACCTTCATATCAGGGCGATCTTTGATGAACTGGACGATTTGTTTGCGCTGCACATGGCACTCGTCAATGATCAGCATCGAGACATCAGGGAAGTTATCCCTGCTCTCCAAGGTCTGAGCACTACAGACCTGAATCTTCTCGTAAGGACGATAGCGCCAATGGTTTGCCTGCATGACCCCATGAGGGATCTGGTAGTTTCCAAGGCGCGTACTGGTCTGGTTGACCAACACAATTCGGTCTAAAACCATGGCCACCTTCTGATACTGCTTGGCTTGTTCAAGCATGACGGCCATGGCGACCTCTGTTTTCCCAAAACCAGTTGGAGCATATAACAACTGGCATCTGTGGCCATCTTGAAACCCTTGGGCGAGCTTCTCCACTACTTCCGCTTGGTGCGGTCTTAACTTGAGCATTTGATTCTCCTGCTGGGATACCGCCCAGCTTCGGGTTTAAACTTTTTCTGCCTTCTCAGCGCGTTTCTTCCAGTAGTTAACTTGCTTGATCATCTCAGCATTCTTACTTTGGAACTCATTGCGGGACTGGGTCATCGTTCTTAATTGGAACTCCAGCTCTTTGACTTGCTCGCGCAGCTCTTCAATCGTCTGCTGAACTTCTGTGCGGGCTTTCTCTGAGACTGGCAATGAACGAATAGCCAACTGATCTTTGAGCTTTGCGTTCTCTTCTGCTAACGCTGTGTGCTCGATGGCCAACTCATGGAGCTTGTCTTCCTCGGTGTATTCTGGCTCTGGTGCAATAGGCCGGCCTGACTTGGATACATCCATCTTGCGTCCGTTCTTGTCAATGCGCATGGCCTTCTCAAGTCCTAATGCCTTACGAACACGGCCAACAGTCATAGACGATACATCGCAGATCAAGGCAATCTCTGTGTCAGACTTCTCACCCAGCTCAATATCCTCAAGAGCGAGCTGGACAACGTAACGGCGTTCATCTGGTGAACGTGGCTTGCCATGCTTACCATTGGCCTTCAGGCAGGCTAAAAACGCATCGCGCTTGGTGCCTTGGTTGATGTTGGCCTCAATATCTGTAAAGCCAGCTCGTTTGTGTGCGTGGAATCTGTGGAAGCCATCGCTTGGCCAGTATGACTTACCATCAAACCACAGATCAATCGGGGGAAACTTGTCTTTGCCTTCGAGCAATACCTCTGTGTAGTGCTGAACCATCGGCTCGTCAATCTCTTTGCGAGGCTGTGTGCCTCCATCAAGGCGGATTTTTTGTAGTTGAACTCTCATTGTTTTCCTTTGTTTGGTGTTCTTCTTGATGCTCTGCCAGCCCAGCAGGCCGCGCAATGCCACTTTGTGTGACTTAACTGGATACCACCCTCTGGTGGCCTCATTTCATTGCAACTTGTGCACTCCTTATGTTGATGTACCGGCTGCTTACTGCCGATTGATAGCTGTTGTTTTGCAAACCCATTCACTTCTTCATACTCCTTATGTAAACTGTGAAACTGTCTATTGTGTCAGGACCAAAGGCGGTCATCTTCTCGATCTCTCTAGCTACCTCTTCTAAAACCTTGTTGCGTTGAGATGGTGATACATAAAGAACACCATACAACTGCGCTTCAACCATTTGACGTTTACGCCATCCCATGGCTTTTTCAGATGTGTTCATTTCAGGATCAGACATATAAACCTTTCAGTTCTGGAAACGCTTTATCAACGATTGCTTGAATCCTCTCGCGGATGATTCGCTTCTCTTCTGCGCGCTTGATGATGGGTGCTACAACCCAGCGATACTTATTGTTTTCCTGAAGCCTGGACAAAATCCGGCGGCGGTTGTCTCTCATTTTCATCCGGTTTTCTCCTGTATATCGTAAAACCAATCATCACCGGCCGACCACTTGCGCGTCCCGTCCACAGTCCAAAGTCTTTGTGCCGCCTGAAAGTCTGGAAACTTTGTTTCAGCTGGAATCAGGCTCTGGTCGTACCACAAACACCGATTGTTAGGCTGGCAAGCAAACTGGCCATTGTCCAGCGCAATAAAGTTAAAAGACTTGTGTTCCTCGGCCTGCTCTGTGAATCCTGTATCCAAGTCCATACCTTCAGCACAGAAGTCCACAGTAAACAGATAGCGCCCGAAGTGCCAATGTTTGCTTTTACTCAAGAACTTCACTCCAAGGTTACGCAAGCCAATCTTCTCAATGATTGTGAAGCGGTAGCCCATGCAGTCCCACAGCTGCAAAACATCAATGGGTAGATCATCCATGCCTTCCTCTTTGTTCCAAACATAGGCATGGATGGGAAGCTTGTCGTACAAAGCTCCATAGGCTGGCAGTAAGCTTTCAATGCGGAACACCTGACCGCGCAGGGCTTTGAGGCTGACCCAGATGGCCGGCTCCAGCTCGCCATGTCCCTGCTGGAAGTTATACAAGAACTCCTTACGAACAAAGCATTTGATGGGGGGCAGAGATGCAACGATGTAGCTCATCTGTTCTTCTCCTTAAGTTTGGCTTCAATGTAGGCCACGATTTCTGAGGGGTTACACCAACCAACTTCTTCCTCCCTGTTGTCGTGCCAAGTATCAAACTCTGCAATTTCCTCATTCGTCAGCCCTACCCAAGGGCGAACGTAGTCTTGAATGTCATCGTCATCTAACTTGCGGGATGGTTTTCTAAAGATTAGTTTCTCTGAATCGGTTGGGTGTGGCTCAAAGTAGTAAGGTTGACCCTTGATCTTTGCCTCATGAGCAATACGCTCAAACTCATCGTCTTCGTCTGTGTGAATCATCTCTTCTCCTTATGTATTCTGTCCCAGTGTTCTCCATACTCTTCTTCAGCCATAGCCCACTGAAATAAAAATATCCACATATTGACAGTGTCGTGGTGGATTTCGTAGTAACGCTCAGCCTGAGCAAGGTTCTCGGCCTTGCATCTTTCAATGTAGCTTTCTCGCGTGTCATCGTTGTACATAGTCAAGTGTTCTTCCCCTTGAGTTTGGTTTCAATGGCAACCCAACAATCTTCTAAGTCTTCCAATCTGTAAACTGCATCTTCAAATTCTTTTTTAGTTAGACCTACCCATGTGCGCTGTGGTGGGGCAATGTAAAGCTCTGCTTCGTGCATGAACTGCTTGTCTGCAATCCAATTTACTACGCCATTGTCTGCGCACGCCACAGGCTCATCCTTCGCTTCTAGTGCGGCTTTAATGGCGGTGATGGCTTTAGTGTTGCGCTCAAATCTAAATGGGTCTTCGTGCATCATTGGGAATCGTTCACCATTGCTATTCATGCAATAGTTGACAGGCTGGTTTGCTTCTAAAGCCTCCAGCGCCAGCTTCAATGCTTCTTTAGTCATGCTTTTCCCCTTGCTCGGATGGTTTCGCCAATCATTCTTGGTGTCCAACCACAATGTTCATCACACACCTTTGCACACGCCTCACGCTCTAACGCTATAGCCACATCAACCGCTTTTTCAGCGGCTTTCATTGACGCGTCAATTAATCGCTCACGCTCGGCAGAAGCGACAAGGGTGGCAAAGCGTTCAAGCCTCTCGTCACCAATTTCAAGGTATTCTTTTGACCAACCGCACTCTCGTGCCATGCGAATAATGTCTTCTCTGTTCATACTTCCTCCTGTAGTGATACTGGAATGTAAAAGCAAGCCTTGCTCTTGCTGTCCTGCACATTAACAACGCCGTTACCGCGCGTCTGCTCGGGGTGATCTAACCAGCGCTTGCAGTTCTCGCACTTGGAGCTGTAAACAACTGGCTTACACCTTGTGTATTCAGGAAGCAGAGGAGTCATTCTTAGACCTCGCCCTCATCATTGCATCTGCGTAGTGATACGCCATGATGGCCGCATCATTGGTGTCATAAGACTCTGCCTCATTCATTTCTTGAATTGCCATCGGTAATGCCTTGGCTGCAAAGTAGTCCCTGAGATCCATGCCGCCTTCACCGCCTACAGCTGTGACACGCGCTTCATCGTTAATGGTAAATGTCGGTGTTGGAAATGCTTTCATATGCGACTCCAAACCACCACAATTCCGGCAATAAGTATCACAAACACAATGACAAACGCAGGCCAAACTGGTTGTCTTCCATATGGTCCACTGATGGGATCGCTCTCACAGTTAAACGCTTCATTCATCGTGCGTGGAAAACGCTTTGTCGTATCGTTCATACCTACCTCCTGTGTTAAGAATATAACTCATGAATAAACCACAAGTCAACTGTTATGTTACCAACTAAAAGCCCTCTTACCCGTTGACCCTCCCTCCCCTACAGGAGGCTAAAGGACCAACGTCTCTTTATCAAGGAGCTTTGCCCAGTTGTTAAGTGAGCTACCGGCCAGCCAAGCCGCCCTCCCCTGAAATCCCGATAAAGTCAGTTTGCACCGGCCTTAACGATCAACTCCCAGCGTACTAGGGTATTTGTCTTTACGACATCCTTGTTTATTCCGTTCGATTGCTCTACTTGGAGGTGCGGGTCACACCGAGGTTCTGTGTTTCTTGAGTTCAGCCCATACAGGCCATTAGCTAACGCGCTCTGACGGCTGCGTGTGGAAGGTGAGACTGGGACTGCTCACATGAAGCAGTGTTTTTTAGCATTTCGTCCTCTTAGGAGGTGCCGGCGCTAACCCGACACACAATCCCAGTCTCAAAAACAAAAAAGCCGTTAATGAAACCCCGGTGGAAAAACACTTCAGCTTGTGGCTGACGCGCTACCCCAGTCGGGGTCGGGACTTCATTAACGGCTCTAATTGCATCGGTTTCCACACCTAGCTGTATCGAACTGTATCAGGAAATATCAACAAATGTCAATACCCTACGAAAAAAAGTTTTTCACATTAACACTGTTAATATAAAAAAAGCCCCAAGGGGTTAGCTCGGGGCTTAAAACAAAGGAGAGTGGCAACTGCAAAGAAGCCGATGCCATTCTACATTAATCACCATGCAATGCAATCAAAGCTGCATCAGCATACGCTTGGCCAGCTCCCTTTTGATCCAGCTCGCGCCAAAAAGGAAACATCTGGATAGCCAACGTCCTTGAAGCATCCTTATCCTGACCAGTAAGACCCGCGCGCTTCTTCCATTGACTGGGTGTCACCATCGTCACAGGTATCTCAAACGCACCAAGCACACCTTGGATCACGCCAGCTGAGTGACCGAAGGAGAACATCGAAGCCACGCCTTGGCCGGGCATACTGCCCACCAGCTCAACATACGCATGGAGCTTTTTATTCAATAGCCAGTACGGCCTGATCTTGGCAGCCAAAGCAGAAGCATTCACCCGATTGGCCGAGCCCGTCTTCATTGTTGGCATCCGGTGCCACTCAATAGGAGAGTTTGACTCCAAGAAAACTATTGCACCAGACAGGCCAGGATCTATTCCAATTTTAATCATATTTTCTTTCAAAGGTATTGCAAGACATGAATATATGTGGGTACAATGTGTTGCCGATTGTAACTGATCAATTGAATTTATACAACGTGCTCTGGCAATGTATGGCGGGACGATGCGGGGCCCGGTCGGGTATGGCAAGGGCTGACAACAGCCGATTGAGCATTCTAAAGAGTGTTCCTTCGAGTGTTAGGCACGGTCGGGCAAGTCTCGGCACGGCGAGGAGAGGCGGGGACTGGCAAGGAACTGGAAACAGTCGATAGGGTATTGGCAACAGTACCACTTCGAGTGTTATGCGGTGAGGCGGGGCAAAGCGCGGCCGGCTATGGTAAGGCTAGGTTTAGTGAGGCTCGGTTTGGCAAGGGCTAATGTAGCGGCCATGGGATTGGTAACAGTCCTATGTCCGATACAAAGTGTGTATCAAACAACAAAGGAAACAAAATGAAATCTATACCAGTAAAAATAACTGGATCGGCGGCTTTACTTATGCACTCTGACAGGTTTGCAAATCCACTAGATCCGCTGACTAAGTCACACAAAGAGCTGACCGGCAAGCGCAAGAAAACAGACGATGACCACATCGCTATTGCCAAGAGTGAGTTTATTGGTGGCTGCTATTGGAATGAAGACACTGGCTTTTTTATCCCAGCGCAGAACCTTGACTCATGTTTGATCGCGGCGGCCAAGTTACAAAAGCTGGGCGTTAAGTTTAAGCAAGGCGTTCAGGTCTTGGAAGACGAACTGCCAATTGACGGCCTTAAGAACATGACACCAGAGAAGCTTTGGGAAAACCCAAAGAATGTAGATGCCCGTGGCGTTAAGGTCGGCATGGCCAAGATCATGCGATACCGCCCTATCTTCCGCAGCTGGTCACTCTCTGCCACTGTGGTGGTCAATGAGGATGTAGTCAACATTAACGAAGTTAAAAAAGCTTTAGTAGATGCTGGATCATTGATTGGTCTAGGTGACTATCGCCCACGTTTTGGACGTTTTAATGTGGAGTTCGTATGAGTGACGAGAACCCAAAACTATTCCCAGCTTGGAAGCAAGCGGTTAGAACCCTGTTGGACAGCGGCCTGACATACGGCAGCGTCCTCAAGCGCAGTTATATTTCAGAGCTTTGCGAAGTCCCAAAGCCAAAAGACATTGATGATGTACGCCGGTATGACCTTGAGGTGCTTCGCTGTATTACCGAGATCAAAGACATTCTGCTTACAGCCCACTGTATGCTGATGGTTAGCGATCATGCCGGCAACTACATCATCATTGAGCCCGAATCCCAAACCCAACACGCAGTTGATGTAGGGGTGAAGGCTATTGGCCGAGAGATGAAGCGCATGGCCATGGGTGTGAGCTTCACCAAGATAGACCTACTCACAGACGAAGGCCGTAAGAAAAATGCTGATGCCCAAGCAAAGATCTCAAAGCTAGCTGGAATGCTGACCATTGAGAAGCGAGAGCTTCAGCAAATTGCAGACAGGAGCCAGCCATGATCATCACAAACAAATACAACTTGCCACAGACCTTTGTGAACATCATGAAGCGGCCTACCTACTCCAAGGGTAAGGCAAACATATCAGCCACCGAGCTGCTGAACTCACCGCGCATCGTCCAGCTACGCAAGCTCCACGAAGACAAGATCGAAACAGACGTTACAGAGATGGTCTGGTCTATCTTTGGCACGGCCATTCACGGCGTCCTCGAACACGGCAGTGATGAGAACCACCTGATCGAAGAACGCTTACACGCTACCCTTGATGGCTGGTCTATCTCTGGTGCCATTGACTTACAGATCCTGAACGAAGACGGCACAGTCACCATCAACGACTACAAGACTACGGGTGCTTGGTCTGTGATGAATGAGAAGATCGACTGGGAGTATCAGCTTAACATCTACGCTTGGTTAGTAGAGAAAGTTAAGGGTGATACGGTTTCTAAGCTTGAGATCGTGGCTATCATCAGAGACTGGTCACGCCGTGATGCAGCTGTTAAAGCCGGCTACCCAGATGCACCGATCAAGGTTATCCCGATACAGCTGTGGCCAATGGAACAGCGCGAAGCCTTCATTCAGGAACGAATCAAAGAACACTCCAACGCATTATTTGACTTGGAGACAGGAGATGAACTGCCATTTTGTACGCCCGACCAGACATGGGAGAAGCCTACAACATACGCAGTCAAGAAGATTGGTAACGTCAAAGCTAGGAACGTTTGCGATACCGATGAGGAAGCTCAAGCCAAAGTGGCTGAGTATGGAAAAGAGTACGAGATACAGGTCAGGCAGGGTGAAAGAACGCGATGCGCGAACTTCTGCTCAGTCAGTCGCTTCTGTAACCAGTACCAAGAGTATTTATCAACAAAGGAAAACAATGTCAGTTCATAAGAAACTTATGCAAGCGAGGGTCAAGCTTCTGTCGGTAGATATGAAGAAGTCAGGCCAGAACAAGTTCGCCGGCTACTCATATTTCGAGCTGGGCGACTTCATTCCCCATGTTCAGACCATCTTTAACGAGCTTGGCCTGTGTGGTGTTGTGTCGTTTGACGATACTTACGCCTCTTTGACCATCACAGATGTAGAAGACGGCACCGTTATTGTGGTGACTAGCCCAATGGCCGAGGCCAACCTCAAAGGCGCTCACCCCATACAAAATTTGGGCGCTGTTTTGTCTTATCAACGCCGTTATTTATGGATGGCAGCCATGGAGCTAGTCGAGGGGGATGCCATTGATTCAGCACCGCCTGTAGAAGCGCCGAAGCCAGAACCCAAGCCAACCCCTGTCCAGCCGCTAAAACCGCCTGTAAAGCCCGTTAAAGGCAAAGTAGACCCCATTCCACCCCAGTATGTAGAGACAAAGCCTGAGTGGACTATCTTGATAGAAGCTCCTGACGATGAGACATGGGTGATTATGTTATTGGAGGCCACTAAGCTGAAGATCAGCATGGCCACCGATGCCGACCAGCTCAAAGAGATGTTCCAAGTTAACAAAGCTTTATATGGAAAGCTCAAAGAACTAAACCCCGCTGTCTATGCCGACATCATGGACGGCTTCTCATCAGCCAAACGATCATTTTTTTAAGGAGTAAATAATGGACTATCCAAATCGCGGTACTTTGTGGGCTAACAGCTACAAGAAAGAAGGATCACAACAGCCAGACATGAAGGGCGACCTGAAGATTGAGCTGGACTTGTTTCGCCAGATGCTAGACACAGCAGAGTCAGACCACGTTGTTATTAAGCTCAGCGCATGGCTGGGCAAGGACAAGGACGGCAATCGCAAGGTAAGCCTCTCAGTTGATACGGCTCAAAAAGCAGCGCCAGCAACTAAAGTGAAGGACCCATGGGATGACTGAGCCTAAAACAATCAAAGGATGGAAGAAGGTTTGCGAGAACCTTAACAGCGCTCTCCAATCCCAAATGAAGGATGAGCTAAAGCTTCGCTCAGTCATTGACAACCTTGAAGAACAGATTGGCAAGCTGGAAGAGCAGCTGACCATGTCTGTAGGCGTCATCAAATACTTGGAGTTACAAATTGCCAGATCCAATCCAGTTCGAAGCGATAAAAACAGGGCTTAAACAATCTAAGGACGGCTATATGCTGTCTTTGGCTGTTCACCCTGACGAGCTCCACAACGACCTCATGCGCGACTTTGTAGGCTCGCGCTACGTTGTTGTCATGGTTCGCCTTGGTGATAACGAACAACCGATGAACCGTGAACATGAGTTTCCAGGCGATCATGCGGTGAAGCTGGCCGGCATTCTGTGCCGTGATCCAGAGTTTTGGGAGTGGCTGCACCAGAAAGAGTGGCTGATGGAGAAGAACGAGAAGGCTTGTGCCAGTTGGATCTCATCCTACTTGGACATAGAGTCTCGCAAAGAGCTTAAAACCAACGAAGAAGCCCGTCATTTATTTAACCAATTACGAACTAGCTTCGAAGCTTGGAGGAAAGCATGAAGAAACTAATCCCCTACAGCGTGTATCTACCTGTGGAGTATCACGACAAGATCAAGGAGCTGGCCAAACAGCGCAAGGCATCATCCATGGTGCGGGACGCTATTTGCATGATCGTTGATGGTGACGATACTTTTAAGTCCGGATATAACAAAGCGCTGAAAGACTGCATCAAAGAGATCGATGCCTGCAAAGAGATCGAGCATATTGCCGTTCGCGGTAAGTACTTGGCCGATGTGTTGGCTGATCAAATTAAAGAACTGGAGATGTGATGGACGAAATTACAGACAAAGAGATTGACCAGATCAATATACTTGCAGACAAGCTTCTGGCCATTGTCATGAACGCTGAGATGGAAAGTCCTGAGATTGCCATTACAGCTCTTGGCCATGTTGCCGCCATGATTTCGCTTGAGATGAAGATGCCAGAGCCGGCATTCTTGTTTTGCATGGGGCATTCATACCAGACTGTTGTTCAGTTGGACAAAGATACAGAGGTTCACTGATGGAACACGACACCAATCTGCGTGATCTGGCGTCCATGTTTGCTTTGGCTGGGCTCATCATCCGTAACAGGGAAGGTGAAAACCTAATCGAAGCGGCCAATGAGATAGCCGACCAATGGTTAGAAGCCCGCAACAAAGAACCCGAAGAAGGTTTGGCTGCAATCAAAAAAGGGAAGCGCAATGTTAGAAAACATGAGGATCTACGGTAAACGCTACTGTGCTACTTGTGAGCACTCCAAACCACTTGACCACGGCAAACTGATAGACCCAAAGGGAAACCGCTGGGTGTGCTTTGACTGCAAACCGAAGAAACCAAATGTACCGAAACGAAAAACTACTAAAGGCCGCAAGGCTCCTGCCCTGCCAGCACTGCGGAGTGAGTGACGGTACTGTCGTGGCCGCCCACAGCAACCAGCTTCGAGATGGCAAAGGCAAAGGAATCAAGGCACACGATTACCGTATCGCCTCCCTATGCTATCGCTGTCACATGGAGCTGGATCAGGGGGCTAAGATGGATAAAGCCCAGAGAGTTGAGATGTGGGAGGATGCACATCGCAAAACTCTGGGTTTATTCTTTGAGCAGGGGATCATTGGCCCCGTCTGACCTCTTCGTTGTACGCCTTCATTAGGGCATCACGCTTTTCCTTTTTAGCTTTGATGTCCTTCTCAG